ATCATCGCGATCAAATGCTTGCAGGTCAATGGGTGTTCATTGCGCTTGACGATGATGGCATGGACACGCTCGTGCCAATAATGAAAAGAGAGGCTCGTAATGAAAAATTTAGATCCAATCAACGATCCTGAAAACGAAGACATGAGCGAGGTCGAGATCTGTCGACACTGCACCAAGCCGATTCGCCCAGGCGCTGAAATTCGGTGGAACGGCTGGTGTTGGCATGTGTACTGCGTGCCGCTCAGCGCCTTGCTGGAGCTAGGAGAACAAGATGAACGCTGACGTTATCGTCCGTGAGGTGCTGCTGCTGGTGGCGTGGACGCTGATTTGCGTGTGCGCTAGTGCGATCTATCAAATCAAGCGAGGTGAATAACAATGACACACTCCGATCAGATTCACGAGCTTGCCGCTGCGCTGGCAAAAGCGCAAGGGCAGATTGAAGGCGCGAAGAAGGACAGTTTAAATCCGCATTTTAAGAGCAAATACGCTGACCTGGCATCCGTTTGGGATGCCTGTCGTGAGGCTCTGAGCACAAACGGACTGAGCGTCGTGCAGTCCGCCGAGAACAGTCCTGACACCGGCTACGGCGTGACAACGTTATTGCTGCACCACTCAGGACAGTGGATTCGCGGGACGTTGCATCTGCGGCCGACGAAAGACGACCCGCAAGGTGCTGGGTCCGCGCTGACTTATGCTCGGCGGTATGCGCTGGCGGCATTCGTAGGGATAGCGCCGGAAGATGACGACGGCGCTGCTGCCAGCGTGAAAGTGCCGACGACGACCACTGCGCCCGATGGTTTCGAGGATTGGCTGCTTGATCTTGAATCGTGTGCTGCCGAGGGCACCGAATCACTGCACGCGATGTGGAAGTCTACGCGAGTGGCGTTCCGCGAGCATCTGACCCGGACAAATAACAAGTTCTGGGAGGCGCTGAAGGCAAAGGCCGCGCAGGTGAAAGCGTGAATTTCGAGGTGCTCGACGTCGCGCAGCGGTCGGCAGCTTGGACCGCTGCGCGGCTGGGCCGATTGACCGGCAGCGGCGCCGCGAATATCCTTGCGTTCTCGAAGCGCGACGGCAAGGAACTGGCCGAACGGCGGAATTATCGACTCCGACTCATCCTCGAACGGCTGACCGGTCTGCCACAGGAAAGCGGCTACCAGTCCGAGGCGATGCGGGTCGGGATCGAGCGTGAACCGTTGGCGATTGCGGCCTACGAAGCGCACACAGGGATGGTGTTCACGCAGACCGGCTTCCTCTCGCACAAGACGCTGATGGCTGGCGCGAGCCTTGACGCGCACGCAGGCGACTTCGAGCTGCTCGTGTCGATCAAATGCCGACAACCGGCGGCGCATTGGGACTTCCTGCGGACCGGCACGCTACCGCCCGACGCGGTGGCACAGATGCGGCATGAAGCCTGGATGGTCGGGTCGTCGTTTCGTGAGCATCATTACGTCAGCTGGAATCCTGACTTTCCTGAGCGAATGCAGTTGCAGGTCGTCGTCTACACGCCACAGATGCTTCATATCTCTGCGTATGAGGCAAACGCCATGCAATTTCTTGATGAGGTGGACAGCGAACTGCGTGTCATTGAAGTGTGTAATCCTGCAACACTCGCGAATCCGAAGCCGGACGAACGGGAAAGACGTTGAATGACAAGAGACGTCACCAACTTGAGTGACGATCGAAGCGGCGAAAATGTAGCCGCTCCGGTTCATAGCGTTGTTAGCCGTGGCATGGACATTGTTCCCGTGACACTGAGGACAGCCAATGATTTCGTCGCAGAATTCCATAGACATAACGGAAGAACGGCGAGAGACGGTGGGAAGTGGGCAATCGGATTGAGCGACGGAACCGAACTGATAGGAGTCGCAATTGTCGGCAACCCTCTGTCGGCAACGCTGATGGACGGATACACGGCAGAGGTGCTTCGCTGTTGCGTGCGCGAACACGCTCCGAAAGGCGCATGTAGCAAATTGTATTCGCGGTCTTGGCAGATATGGCGGGCTATGGGTGGGCGGAAACTCGTGACGTACACGCTGCAATCGGAAAGCGGCGCAAGCCTAAGAGGCGCAGGGTGGCGAGTTGTTGGTGAGTGCCGACCAACTCCCGATGGCTGGCGGAAGGACGATCATTTAAATCACGCAAGAACGTGGCAGCCGGTGATGGGACAGCGGAAGTTCCGATGGGAGTCAGGCTAGCCCTCAACTGGATCGTAAGTGCCATCATTACCAGACGGTATGACTATCGACTATCGAACACTCGCGAATCCGAAGCCGGAATCACGCAAGCGGCAGCAGCGACGCCGAAAGGCTGCCGAGAGCGCCGTGCTGAAATCAGTGCGCCTCGAGGTCGAGGCTCGCGATGGCTACTGCCTTATCGCCTCGCGCATGGTGCGAGCGGTGGGCGCGGCGCTTGGATCGTGCGCAGGGCCGTCACAGCTGGCGCATCTCGAACAGCACCGACGCTGCTTTACACGAGGTCAGGCGCCGGAACGTCAGGTCAACTGGCTGGCCATGATGTGCGCGCGGCATCATGCCGATTACGACGGCCATCAATTCGGGCTTGTGCTGACCGAAGAGGGCATCGTCGCCGGTCGGCCTGTCGGGATCGTGCGATATGCTATCTCGTTGAGGTCGGGTCGGTGATTTTTCGAGGCGTGATCACCGAGGACGGGAGGCGGTTTTTGCCTGACGAGCGCGCACCGTGGGAAGCCGCGAAAGCGGCGCTGGCCGGTTATGAGGTCGCGGTCGAGCTGTATAAGTGGCGCAGCAAGCGGACGTTGAAACAGAACCGCTGGATGCACGCCTTCTTGCGTCCGTTGTCGGAGATATCAGGGATGACTGTGCCGCGTCTGAAGCTGCTCGGGCTAATCGAGGTCTTCGGCGTGGACAAGGTCGGCGACGTGTACGTGCCGGTCAAGGCGTCGACCACTGAGTGCAACACGGAAGAGATGGGCGACCTCTGTGAATGGTTTGTGCAGCACGCGGCCGAGCATTACAGCCTGGTGATTTTATATCCTGACGAGTTCAAGCGTGCGCGTCAGCGACGTTGATGACAGAAGAGGTCGAGATGGCGATACAGAAGCCGCCCGCATTTCAGTTTTACGCCAAGGACTTCCTCACCGGCACGGCGACGCTTTCGCTGGTCGAGGTCGGTGCGTATATTCGCCTGCTCTGTTATGCGTGGGATTCTGGCGGCGTGCCGACTGGCGCCGCTGACCGCGCAGCGATCCTCGGTTGTAGTCGGAAACAGGAATCGGCTCTGTGGTCGCGCATCAGCCGGAAGTTCATTCTAGATGCTGATCGCGATGTTTACCTAAATGAGCGCATGGAGTCTGAGCGGCTGAAGCAAGCCGATTATCGTCAACGCCAGTCGGACCGAGGTAAAGCCAGCGGTGAAGCTAGACGGCAACCTGAATCACACCAGCGTATAAACCTTGGTTCAACCGGCGTTCATACGCTGGTTCAACCGGCGCATGAACCGGAGACGAACTCTTCGTCTTCGTCTTCATCTTCATCTTCTCAAGAACTGAAAAGACACGCGCACGATGTGCGCTTTGAGGGCTGGTGGGAGGCGTATCCAAAGAAAGTGGGCAAAGGCGCAGCCCTCAAGGCCTGGTCGAAGATTCGGCCATCGGATGCGGTCTGCGCGGCCATGCTCGCGGCCCTCGACTGGCAACGCAATCAGCCACAGTGGACCAAGGACGGCGGCGCGTATGTGCCGAATCCGCAGACCTACCTGAATCAAGCTCGATGGCAGGACGAGCCGTTCTTTACAAATGCGGCGGCCTCGGATGAGCCGACGTTCGACGAACGGCTGGAAGCTATCGAGCGCGGCGAAAGGAACTATTAATGACGATCAGCGAATGGCGGCAGCAGTGGGCGCGGCTGGCACAGTTCCACGTTGCCGCCGGTGGCAATCGAGATCGCGTCGGCGCAGAGTGGTTTGCGCAGCTGAAGCGATATCACGTCGAGGCGGTCGAACGCGGCATCACGGAATTGATCGGGAACGCGCAAGATAACTTCCTGCCTGGACTCGGCGTGCTGCGTGGCCTGATTCAGTCACGGATCGACAAATACGAGCGCGTGCGGGTGTCGTGCCCGACGTGCCACGGGTCCGGCTGGATCGAGGCGTGGCCGGTTGTGTTTAGCGAGAATTTATACGAGATGTTTAGCCGGTGTCCTGATTGCGGCATACCTGCGCCGGAGATGAAGAAGTCGCAGTTTAATACACGACCAGCCACGAAGCTCGAATACGAGGAATGGAAAGCGGGTCGCTATCTGCGCGACACGATGCCGGACTGGGCGAAAGCGAAGCCGTGGAAGCCTGGCGCGCGCGAGGCGCATGTCGCCGAGATAAGCGTGTTCTGTGAGCGGCTCCGTCAGATGACAGGATTCGAGGTCTAACAATGGCGCGTGTCTCACTGCCGTTCGATCAACAGTGCCGGATGGCTGGCTTACCTGTGCCGACGCCTGAATATCTGTTTGCGCGGTCCATGAAGCGGCGCTGGCGGTTCGATTGGGCGTTCGTCGAGCAACAGGTCGCGGTCGAGGTCGAGGGCGGCGCGTTTATGGTCGGCGGCGGACGGCATACGAGAGGCGCTGGCTACGTGCGCGATCTTGAGAAGTACAACCACGCGACGATCCTGGGCTGGCGTGTGCTCAGGGTGACACCGCAACAGGTGGTGAATGGAGCCGCGCTGACGCTGGTGGATCGCATTCTTCGACCGAGGGCCGCATGAATTACACAGAGTTCCTGGCATCTAAACGTAGGGTATACACCGGCCGCGGTATTCACTCCGCGTCACTACCGAATCAGTTACACACATGGCAGCGGTCCATTGTGCAGTGGGCACTGCGTAAGGGTCGCGCCGCCATCTTCGCGGACTGCGGACTCGGAAAGACATTCATGCAGGTCGCGTGGGCTGCGGCGTTGCCGTGCCGGACATTAATCCTGGCGCCGCTATGCGTCGCCGAGCAGACCGTGCGGGAAGCGGCAAAGTTGGGCGTGGTCGTGAAATACGCACTCAACCATGACGACGCTGGCGACGCGGCAATCGTCATTACGAACTATGAGCGGATTGAGAAGTTCATCGTGTCCGACTTCGGCGCGGTTGTGCTGGACGAGTCCAGCATCCTGAAATCGTTCGATGGAAAGACGCGCACGCGGCTGATCGAGGCATTCAAAGAGACGCCGTATCGGCTCTGTTGCACAGCGACGCCCAGCCCGAATGACATAGCGGAACTTGGGAACCATGCCGAGTTTCTCGGGTTATGCACGAGGCCGGAATTTCTAGCGACATGGTTTATCCATGACGACGCCGGATGGCGGATGAAGGGCCACGCCGTGACGCCATTCTACCGATGGCTTGCATCCTGGGCGGTCGCGCTCAGGTCGCCGTCAGATCTAGGCTACGACGGCGCTGGCTACACACTACCTGCACTCAGGATTCACGACGCCGTTGTGGGGGAGGATGCGCCTATAGACGGCGTGCTGTTCTCAGAACTGGCGCTCAAGGGCGTCGGTGGTCGCATTCGCGCGCGGAAAGCATCAGTGGAGAGTCGCGTGAAAGAAGCGGCGCGACTGGCATCAGGCGATGGTCAGTGGATCGTGTGGTGTGGGCTGAATAGCGAGAGCGACGCCGTAACGGATCTGGTCGATGGCGCTGTCAATGTGCAGGGCACCGACACGCACGCTGATAAGTCAGGCGCCGTTGAAGCGTTCATTTGCGGGGATGTGCGCGTGCTTGTCACGAAGCCCAAGATTCTCGGGTTCGGGATGAACTTCCAACACTGTCACCAGATGGTGTTTTTAGGGCTGTCAGACAGCTATGAAACTTACTACCAATGCGTTCGACGGTCATGGCGATACGGCCAGGCTCGCCAGGTGGATGCATATGTGGTGGTATCCCCGGCTGAGCGAGCGGTTGTGGAAAACGTTCGACGCAAAGAGGCGCACGCGGATGCGCTTACACAGAACCTACTACAGCATGTCGCTGAATTCGAGAAGGAGGAATTAGTCGCATGAGTTTCGAGACATCAAGCCCTATCATGCGTGGCGACGGATGGGCCATCGTGAACGGAGACTGCGTTGAAGAGTTAGGCCGTGTCGCAGAGAACACGGTCGATCTGTCGGTATATTCACCGCCGTTTCTAAGCCTTTACACATACACGGCGAGCGAGCGTGACATTGGAAACTGTGCCACGCCGGAAGAGTTCTTTGGGCATCTCGGGTTCGTGATTCGCGGCCTGCTATTGGCCACGAAACCTGGGCGCCTGACGTGTGTCCATGTGGCGCAGGTGCCAGCGATGCTCGGGCGCGACGGCTACATCGGCATGAAGGACTTCCGAGGGCAGACCATCGCGGCCTATGAGTCGAATGGCTGGATCTATCACGGCGAAGTGTGCATCGATAAAGACCCTCAAGCGCAGGCGATCCGCACAAAGAGTAAGTCGCTGTTGTTTGTGCAGCTACGAAAGGATGCGTCATGGATGCGGCCCGCGCTGGCGGACTACATCCTGGTATTCCGTAAACCAGGCGAGAACGCCATCCCGATTCAGCCCGACATCACTAATGAGGAATGGATCGAATGGGCGCGGCCCATCTGGTACGGCATCCGCGAGAGCGATACGTTGCAGGTAGCCGAGGCGCGTGACAATGAGGACGAGCGGCACATCTGCCCGTTGCAACTCGGCACCATTGAGCGGTGTATTCGCCTATGGAGCAATCCAGGCGATCTCGTGGTGTCACCATTCGCAGGCATAGGGTCAGAGGGTTACGAGTCGGTGCGCCTGGGGCGGCGTTTTCTCGGGTTCGAGCTGAAGCCGAGTTACTACCGCGTCGGCGTGCGGAATCTGCAATCCGCGCAGACCTTAAAGGCGCAACAGTCGCTGTTCTCGGCGGTGTCATGAATCGCTTCCCGCTCGTCCGCATTAGTGCGGGCCGGTGCTGCCAGCGGTGCCGCGTGCGTCCCATGAAGCCTCTGTCGCGTCGGCGCTACTGCGCGCGGTGTTCTCAGGATCGGCCGAGTCGGCCGGTCAAGAAGGCGGGATGAGCGATCCGGCAACCGGCGGCTACGAGTGCCACGGTCGACTGAAAGCCGTGCGCTATGAGGGCGACGACGAAATCATCGCGTGGCTGTGCCTGCGGTGCGGCGTGTGGCGCGACGCGCTGCCGTCGTCCGATCTGCGTCGTGCGGCGGTCGAGCAGACGATGACGGCGCTGCTGGCATGTGGCGCGTGGACTCGAGAAGCGGTGGAGTCAAGTCAAGCATGAAGATTCATCCAGTGGCGGAGTTGTTTCCGATGCTTGCGGCGTCGGAACTAAACGAGATGGCAGAGAGCATCCGCAAGGAAGGTCTGCTCAATCCCTGCGTGCGGCAAGGTGATGTTTTGCTGGACGGGCGGAACCGCTTGGTGGCGTGCAAGCTGGCTGGCGTGGAGCCAAGGTTCATCGAGTACACGGGCGACAGCCCGGTCGCGTTCATCATCGGCGTCAACCTCGCGCGGCGGCACTTGGACAAGAACCAGAAGATCGCGCTCGCGCTGGAGATCGAGCCGCACTTCGCGGAGGAGGCGAGGAAGAGGCAAGGAACGCGGACGGACATTGTGGAACATTGTCCCACGAAGTTTGAACGTTCCCGCGACCAAGCCGCAGCCGCCGTGGGCGTGTCTGGCAAGCTGGTAAGCGCGGCAAAGGCAATCAAGGAAGCCGACCCGGTGCGATTTGAGAAGGTCAAGCAGGGCACGCTGTCCGTCGCCAAGGCCAAGAAGGAAATCAAGGCCGAGCAGGACAAGCGCGACCTGGCCGAGGCGCAGAAGAAGATCAGTGCGGACGCGCGGCGCAAGATCGAAAGCGTCTGCGACCTGCGCGTGTGCTCCTGCGCGGAACTGTTCGCCAGCGGCATCAAGCCGGACGCCGTGATCACTGATCCGCCATATCCGCAAGAGTTCCTGTCGGTGTTCACCGAGTTGGCCGAAGGATGCAAGGCAGCAGGCGTCCCGCTCGTGGCGGTTATGTCTGGACAGTCATACCTACCGGAAGTCATGCGGCGATTGTGCGAACACCTGCGCTACCGGTGGACGCTGGCCTACATGACGCCGGGCGGGCAGGCCGTGCAGCAATGGCAAGCAAAGGTCAACACGGCATGGAAGCCAGTGCTCCTTTTCGGCGATGCGGTTGAATGGTTTGGCGACGTTGCCATCAGCAAGCCAAACGACAACGACAAGCGATTTCACGGCTGGGGCCAGTCGGAGAGCGGTATGGCCGACCTTGTGGAACGGCTGACGAAGCCTGGCCAACTGGTTTGTGATCCATTCCTGGGCGGAGGCACAACGGCAGTTGTTTCTCTTGCGTTGGGCAGGCGCTTCGTCGGCTGCGACATTGACGCCACACCCGTCGAACAGACTAAAGCGCGGGTCATGGCATGAATGAGTGGCGCACAGAGAGAACGGGCTGGCGTGACGCTGAATTGAGCAAGCGTCATGGATCATGGGGGTTCAACTGCCCCGCTGTTGATCTAGACTTCGTGATGATGGAGTACAACTACGGAAAACCTTGCGCATTGGTTGAGTACAAGCACGTCAACGCTCGTCCTATCGATCCTGCTCACGCGACGTATCGGGCGCTTGTTGCGCTTGCGGATGGTTATTCTGACGGGCCACTACCGTGTTTCATTGCCCGCTACAATCCCAGCGATTGGTCGTTCGTCGTGACTTCGCTGAATGACAGAGCACGGCAGCACTATTCGCATTGCAACGGCGAGACGTTGACAGAGCAGCGATTCGTGCGCAGTCTGCATTTGTTGCGCAAGGCAGTGCTGACCGCAGAAGATGAGGCGGCGATCGCAGCATTGAATTGTACTGCCAACGCCGTGCATTCTCGCCGGGAGTCGTCCCGGTGATCTCTGCTGCGATCCGTTTGTGGGGTCAGGCACCGTGCGGGCCGTCTGCAACCGGCTGGATCGTCGGTGGGTAGGACTGGACTTGGCCTATCAGGACATCTCGCGCAAGCGGACGGCGCAACGTGGATTACGGTTTAGTTGAGGCATAATGATGCACTGTTTGCTGACGGCCTTAGTCATACTGGTGCTGCTGTCGGCTGCGGCCTGGGCGGTGTGGAAAGCTGCGGCAGAAGAGTCTCAGCAGGATTACCACACAGATAGCGATCTTTACGAGGCGCTGGAGACATTGATTCGTGTTATTCACTCAGCCAATGTCACGATCGCAATCGTGACGCACGAGGAATCGACAAAGATCGCACAGGCAATCAAGCGCGGCCGGACGGCATTAGCGCATCACAGAAAGGCGAGATAATGCGAGCGTGGATCTATCACCTCTTGTCAGTCTTGTGTCATCCGTGCCGATTCGGTCACGCATCGAATCCGGTGATGACAATTCGCAATGGCTTGATGTGGCACGAATGCCGACGCTGCTTGACACCGTTGCGCGTGGTCCTGCCAAATCAACAGCCAAGAATCAGGTCATAATGCACGTCCAGGCATATCAATTCGTGGCCTCGGCGATCACCGCCTATCCTGAGATCGTTCGAGGTGATGTGGTCGAGATCGGCGGGCGCAATATCAACGGGTCTGTGCGGCCTCTGTTCTTGCAGGCTCGATCCTATCTCTCCACCGACCTCGCACCAGGCCGAGGCGTCGAGCTTGTCGTCGATGCTCGTGAGCCGTCATCGTTTGCTGTCAACAGTGTGGAGACGATAGTGTGTTGCGAGGTCTTAGAGCATACGCCTCCTGAACCGATTCTCCGCAACGTCGCCTCATGGCTGAAGCCTGGAGGCTATCTGATTGCAACGATGGCGACCGAGGGTCGCGCAGCGCACAGCGGTCTAGACGGCGGCGCTCTGCGCAAGGACGAGTATTATGAGAACGTCACCGCCGCTCAAATTCGACGATTCCTCGAGCCACATCTGAAGCCGCTGCTACTGATCGTCAATGACCGGATGCACGATCTGTATCTGCTTGCACAAAAGACTCCGATTCTGTCAACACCGAAACGTGATATACACTGAGATTATGAAAGCGTATCTACTGCGAGACATCGATCCTGACACCTGGCTGCGCGTCAAAGCGCAAGCCAAAGCCGACCAGATGACCGCGAAGGAGGTCATGCTGGAACTGATGCGAGCGTACGCAAGCAACGAATTGATTATCAGCAAGCCGACGCCAGTCGTCGAGCCGACGCCTGTCGAGCCAGCACAGCAGACCTAATGCCGCAGCGGCCTCGGCGTGGGTGTCTGGTCTCAGGCTGCCTGGAGCACGTCGTGCAGTTCGGGCGGTGTGCAGCGCATGTGATGATCAAAGCACCAGAGATACGCAACGAGCCAGGTCGGCAGTGGTATCACACCACCCGATGGCGCAAGCTCAGAGCACGCATCCTCTCCGCAGAGCCACTCTGCCGCCATTGCCTCGCTCGTGACTTGAGGCCAGTGCCAGCGACAGAGGTCGATCATGTCGTGCGGCACCAAGGCGATATCAAGAAGTTCTGGCTGACTGAGAACCTTCAGCCGTTATGCTCGGCATGTCATGCTCGTAAGAGCGCAACAGAGCGCGGGCACCGCGTCGCGAGGTTGCCGCAGGTGTTGCGGGGGGAGGGCGGGTTGAATCTCTAGGACCGTTAGGTGGGAAACCAATTTGGGTATCAGTCTTCGCGCGGGGCTGAAATATCCAAATTCGCTAATCTGTAATTTTGATAAAAACGTGCCAAATTATCTGAATAATTTGAAAACATAATCAAAAAAAATATGGATCTGAGCAAACTTAGGGACAGAATCAAAGAGTTACGGCGTGTTCCTGCCAATGCCTTACTGCCGAATCCTCGCAACTGGCGTGATCATAACGACGATCAACGACACGCCACGCTCACCGGCAAGAAGGCAGAACTGGACGTGCGAGGCAGATAGATGGCTGGAACATCTCGATCAGGTCGACGCCGCAACTCCGCCGCGCTGCGTGAGTTGCAAGGCTCAAAAACACGACCGCATCATACCGAAGAGC